GACAGAATCTGTCGCTAAGACAGAATCAAATACTGACATGACCGTGGATATTCTGGACCTTGAAACAGAGGGCGGTCTGAAAGTAATCAACGACAAGCTAGACAAGCTATTGGCTAAGTAAGCCCATGTGTATTATATTGAAGGCGAAAGAATTAGGTATTGATCCTTATGAGCTTATCGAAAGGGCTGTCAGGAATTACCTCCAAGAGATTGAGGGGGTGATGTCCTAATGTCTATAGATTTTGTTAGTCCCTCTATGAGGGCAGCAGGTTCCGACCTGACAATTGCTATCAGTCCGCTGGGATTGGTAGAACTTGCAGATGAGGAATTCGAAGTTCATGGGCCGCGTTTAAATAGATACGCACAAGCCTGGGCCTTCTATCTTGGACATCATTAGCACTGGGCATATCGTCGCGAGGCTGGCGAACCACAGATCACGTTTAACTATGTGCGTGCTCTGTCGGACTGGCTGGTTAACTTCACGTTCCACAAGGGAATTGTGTTCCGTTCCCCTGCCGAATACCAGCACATTATTCCCGCTCTGCTTCAGCGTATCTGGGATAAGGACAATAACAAGCAGCAGATCTTGTGGGAAATCGGCAATCAGGGAAGCGTTCAGGGAGATGCTTTCATTAAGATTGCATATGAGCCAGAGTATACTGACGACAGAGGGGTATACCATAAAGGCCGTGTAAGAATTCTTCCGCTGAATGCATCGTTCTGCTTCCCTGAGTGGCACCCTCATGATCGTGACAGAATGATCAGGTTTAAGCTGAAATACCGCTTCTGGGGGACTGCTCCAGAAGGAACACGTCAGGTATACACTTATGTCGAAATTATCACCGACGACGTTATCGAAGAATACGTTAATGATGAGCTTATCGACCGTCGCCCTAATCCTCTCGGCTACATTCCTGTTGTACATATTGCTAACAAGATAGCGTCTGCATCTCCGTGGGGTCTGTCAGACGTTATGGATGTTATCCCGCTGAACAGGGATTACAACGAAAAAGCCACAGATATTTCAGACATCGTTAACTACTACACTGCTCCTGTTACAGTCATTACGGGAGCGAAGGCTTCTAACCTTGAACGTGGAGCCAACAAAATCTGGGCACTCACAGCTAAAGACGTAAAGGTAGAGAATCTTTCAGGAGGATCTGAGGGACTTCCCTCTGCTATGGAATTCTTGCAGACCCTTAAAATGGGCATGCATGAGATGATCGGAATTCCTGAAGGTGCTCTCGGAATGGCTCAGCCTATCTCTAATACATCAGGTGTTGCGCTGGCAATTCAGTATATGCCGACAATTATGGTGTATGATCAGAAGAGAACACAATATGAGGCAGGATTTAAGAAAGTAAATAAGATGGCGCTACAGACGCTATTCTTGTTTGAGCCTGATACTCTGGAATATGATCCTTCAACTGAGGGAATCATGCAGGAACCAGATCAGCCATTTGTACTTGATCCTAATGACCCTGAGATTTACAATGTCGATATCCTGTGGCCACCGCCACTGCCTGTTGACAAGACAATTCAGTTGTCAGAAATCCAGGTAAAGCAGCAGCTTGGCCTTGAGTCTAAGGTCGGAGCGCTTAAAGAACTTGGGGAGGAATTCCCAGACGAGAAGCTTGCTGAATTGTATGACGAGAGAGTCGTTGACATGGAACAGGAAGCAGGCTTGCAGATACGTAAGGCAATTGTTGCCGCGATTATACAGAAGTACACAGGTCTTGTACCTGAGGGTTATGCAGAGGAAGAACCACCACCTACGCCAAACGCAGATGGTCAGACTCCACCGCAAAAGCCGCCGACTCCTGTAGAGAAAGCACCATTGCCTGACCTGCCATCTATCGGAGATATTTCGGGGCTCGGTGGCAGCAACATGCTAAGTAACGTTACTACTTACGCATTCGGTACGAAACTTCCACAGCGGAGGAACATAAACAATACGAATAAATCGTAGTTATATGTGGTTTATACGGAGAAACATTTAGTTAACTTGAAAGGGACAGAACATGTTTAATACACCCGATGGTGCAGTTGCTGGTGGTGGCGGTAATCCACCAGTTACAGTAAACGTAACTCCCCCTCCTGAAGGGCAGTATTTCACTGCTCAGCAACTAGAAGCTGCGCGTCAGCAGGAGAAGGATAAGGTTTACGGAAGAATTGAGGCAGCAGAAAGACTAGCCAACGAAATGAAGGCTGAAGTTGAGGCTCTGAAAGCTGACAAGGCGGCGCGTGACGCTGAGGCTCAGAGACTACAACAGGAAGCCGCAGCGGCTCAGCAAAGAGCAGAAGATGAAAAGCTTACTGCTGCTCAGCTAATTGAAAAGAATAACAAAGAGCTTCTTGAAAGGCAGCAGGCTTTTGAGGCAAAGCTCGCAGCCGATCAGGCACTACTACAAAAAGAACAGCAATTCCTCCAGCTAAGAGCTTATATACAACAGCGAATAGCAGAGGAAGTGGCTCAGGATAATATCGCACCTGAGTTCCTTGATTACATTTCCGGCAATACGCAAGACGAAGTAGAAGCTAGCATTACCAAAGCTAAGGAAAAAACTGCTAGTATTATCGAAGCAAAGGTAAATGCAGGAGTAAGTGCTCCGCGACTACCTGGTGTTTCCCCAACTGGATTCGCCCCTACTGGACCCCTAGAGCAATTCCAGGGACAGCAGAGAGAACTGACTGTACAGGAGATAGATGCGCTTTCTATGCCTGAGTATGCAGAATACAGAAAGCAGCGGGGAATTGACAGAGCAGGAAAAGATAGAGGAATGTTCGGATAAAACCCGACGTTAATTTAAAAGGAAAGGTAAACTGCTATGGCAGGTTCTGCCCTTACAGGTACCAGCTTTCTGAGCGCATCACCAACAGCTTATTCTGGTGGTGGATCACAGCTTACTCCCGCTGTTCAGACTATCTGGTCGAAAGAAATTTTGTTTCAGGCAATGCCAATTTTGCGCTTCGAACAGTTCGCTGTTAAGAAGACAGAACTTGGTGTTCAGCCTGGACTAACTATTCACTTTATGCGTTACAACAACCTTGGCGCTGCATCGCAGCTAGTTGAAGGTGTGCGTATGGAGACAAATCCGCTAACCGCTTCTCAGTTTGACATCACTGTTGCTGAGCAGGGCTATGCTATTGCTGTTTCTGAGCTACTACTGAACGCATCATTTGATGACGTTATGGCATCTGGCTCAAGACTTCTGGGCAGGAACATGGCGCTTTACCTTGACGGTTCAGCGAGGGACACTCTATACCAGGCATCATCAATGATCTGGGGCTACAACAAGTTCGCACTTGCAACTGCCGTGCGTACTCCGCTTTCACCATATGACCACGGTTCTGCTGCTACTTCAACTGCTGCTCTTTCAGCAGGAAACTACAGCTTCACGACAGCCGTTGTTAAGGACGCTCAGGAAACTCTTGCTACAAAGAACGTTCCGCGTCTAGGTGAGACATATGTTTGCTTCATTCACCCTCACCAGTCACGTCAGCTACGTGATGATCCTGAGTTTATTGAAGTAACAAAGTACGCCGCTCCCGGTAACTTCCTTCTAGGAGAAATTGGCCGTCTGAATGACGTAGTATTTATTGAGACTACACAGGTCTACAACAACTACGTATCAGGCACATCTGGTCCTCTTTACTACAACGCTATCTTCATCGGAGACAATGCGTTTGGTCACGCTATTTCTCTTCCTGTAGAACTGCGTGATGGTGGTATTCTTGACTTTGGCCGTGAGCACGCACTTGCATGGTATGCTATCTGGGGTCTTGGTCTCATTACTGACCAGGCGGTCCTCGTCGCACAAACTAATTAATTTAGAACGTTTTGTGAGGGGGAGATTTAACACTCCCCCTATAAAATAATATTCGCACACTATTTACGGGACAGAAAATGACAGAAGCAACAATTTCATCTCCGCGTACCCAGCGTAAGCGTCCTGCTGACTTTACTGGAATACAATCTGAGCGTCTAGCTGAAGAAAAAGCTGTAGCAAAGAAGGAAGCATCCGCACGCATTGCGATGGTAACCGCAGAGAATGAAGCCGCTAAAGACGGCATCGTAGATTACACCGGCGCTGATACGCCACTCCCTATTACTGTAGAAGCACAAGAACTAGAGATTAACAATCCTTACAGAACTATCCGGGTTAACACAAAGATTGAGCAGATGACTTTCGGTCGCAAGGTAATGAATCCTGGTGATCCTGAGAGAGGAATTCCGCCAGTCATGGGAGATATGAATACCTTCAATTTTGAGGAAGGTCAGGCATACAGAGTGCCAGCGACACTGGCCGATCACCTAGGCCGACTAGGGTATCTAGCATACGTAGGAAAGTAAATGACGGGAATAGCTCCAAGTGGTGCGCAAGATCAGCTTAACGCTTTAGTTGGTGCTGGCGTTTCTTCAGGTACATATTACTTAGCCCTATGCACTG